AGCAGATTCTCAGGGCTAATATCGCGGGCGCCCGTGCCCGCGGTATTGGCCCTTTCTGCGTTAGGAGATAAGTATGGCCGGATTGGACACAGAACGAGTCGCCCCGACGGATCATCAGGATGATCAGCCTCGCGTAGCAAACGATGCGGCAATGCCGTTGCAGTACAAAGGCGGCGAGCCATCAACCCCTTCTAATCCTGATGCAGGATACCCTGCCGCTGCCCAAGTAGACCCCATTCAACCAGACCCCGGTTTTGATGAGACAGCGTATGAGGCGGGTCGCGATGATAACGCAATCATGCCGGAGAAGCCCCCGTCCTCGGTGGCCGGATACAGGCTCGCGGCCCATCTCTCGCGTGGGTACCAAGAGGCAAAGCGCCATCGTGCGCAGATAGGCGTAGACGATAGGCTGATGGCTTGTCTGAGAACTTATCGTGGGGAGTACGACGCGGCCACAGCGGCACTGATAGCCGCCAAAGGTGGAACTGATGTGTTCCGCCGGCTGACAACGCAAAAGTGTGATGACCTCGGCAGTTGGCTAAAAGACGTGCTTGGACCAACGGAAGACCAACCATGGGAGGCGAAGGCAACGCCTATACCGGAACTCTCAGAGCAAGCGATGGGGGAGATTCTTGTAAAGGTACAGCAAGAGGCCGCCGCAGAGATGCAGGCAGCAATCCAGAACGGCTATGTTCTGACGCCCGAACAAATGTATCAGCTCGGAGAATCGTTAGCGAAACAGGCTAAGGTCGATGCCGACAAGAATGCAGAGATAGAGGCCAAAGAGCGAGCGCAGGCAATGTCAAAGGTGTTGGTAGATCAGCAGACCGAAGGCGACTTTCAAGAGGCACTGCATGAGTTTATCAACAACTACAAGATGTATCCCGCGGCATTCCTCAAAGGGCCGTATGTGCGGATGAAGAAGAAGTTGAGGTGGGAGGGCGGACAGCCAGTGATTGCGATGGTGGCACAACTTACGTGGTCGGCACCGAATCCAAACGATATGTTCCCCAGCCCCAACGCTACAAAGGCACAGGACGGCGACCTATATGAGCGAGAGATGTTTTCCCGGAAGGATTTGTTTGACCTCCAGGGTGTCGACGGCTACAGCGAGCGAGAGATCATCGCAGTGCTGGACGAGCACCCCCATGGCGAGACATCCCGGCTCGCGTATGTTGAGAGCGACACCGAAAAGGCAGAGCTGACGGGCGTACCCTACCCATTTGAACAGAAGACAGACAGCAAGTTAGAGGGCGTACACTGTTCGTGCAATGTGTCGGGTGCGATGTTGCAAGATTGGGGATTAGAGGTGGAAAACCGTGATGCAGAGTATTCGATCTACGCCTTGCTGGTCGGGCGCCACGTAATCAAAGCGATGGTAAACCCTGATCCGCTAGATCAACGCCCATACAGCATGACCAGCTACAAGCCCATCAATGGCTCGTATTGGGGGATGGCGCTACCAGAGTTGATGGACGACATCCAAAAAGAGGGCAATGCGTGCGTTAGGGCAATGGTAAACAACATAGCTATGAGTAGCGGCCCGATTATGGACGTGGATGTGAACGCGCTCCCAGATGATGTGACAAGCGTGACAAAGATTGCTCCGTGGTCTGTATACCAGTACGACGGGTCAAAGCTACAGGGCGGCACCCGCAAGCCCTACAATTTCACCACGATTGATTGCAATGTAGATGTATATATCAACGCATACAGCGCGATCAAAAAGGAAGCAGACGACATAACGGGTATTCCCGCATTTATCACGGGCTCGGACGAGAGCAAGGGCGCCGGTGAAACTGCAAGAGGTCTCGCAATGTTGATGGATGCGGCGGCGAAAGGTGTCCGGGAGAACATTAGCGACATAGGTCAGAAGGTCATTTGTGATAGCATTCAACGGCAGTATGTCTGGAATATGCTCTACAACCCAGAGAAATCAATCAAGGGCGACTGCACTATCTCTACACGGGGACCGCTCGCAGTCATCGCCAAGCACCAGTCACAGATTGCCGCTGGCAACTTCCTTTCAGAAACCAACAACCCGACCGATTTGGAAATCATGGGCGTTGATCGACGCGCCAATGTGTTGCGCAACCGTGCGCGATTACTGGATATGCCGTCCGAAGATGTTGTCCCGCCACAAGAGGAAATAGAGCATAAACTTGAACAGCAACAGCAGATGCAACAGCAAATGCAAGAACAGCAGATGCAGGAACAACAAGCCATCGCCGAAGAACAGCAGGCAATAGCGGAGGGTCAGGCATGATTGACAAACAGATACAATCCGCAGGAATGAAAGCAATGGCCGACATGGCTCACACCCGCGACCCGCGATATGCGGACTTTCTCGCGCTACTAAGCGCAGAATACGATGATATAAAAGAATGCCTAGTTGTAGACGACACCCCAGAATTACGGGGAAAAGCACAGCAATTACGCGCACTACTCGCAATGCAGCGCATAGCACAAAACAAATGTTAGGACGACCAGACCAGCCCGAGGCCGGGCTACTGGACAATTAGTAACCCCGCTCGGCGGAAGCCACGGGAAAAAGAAAGGGAAACCAAATGCCAAATCCGACAAGAGAAGAAGTCGAAGCAGAAGTGAAGCAGTTCACCGACGCAATGGAGCAAAGCGGGACTGAAGACGCCAGCACCGGAGCCGCAGGAGCGGTAGTAGACGCGGGCGGGAAAGTCGCCACTGATGCACCAGCAGAAGAGATCACGGTTGAACCAGAAGTCAACGCCGCCGCGAAAGCGGATGGCGAGCGGGCTGGCTGGGTAGAACCCGACCCGAATGCTGAAAAGGCACCTGAAGGGCTCAAAGCCGCAGACCCCACGAAAGAGAATGATGCCGCCTATTGGAAACAGAGGGCGAACAGCATCAATGGGATGATGCGTGCAGACAAGGAGCGACACGTCCTGCACGATGCAGAGCAGGCAAGGCTACTTGAGGAGTACAAAACACTTGCACTCGCTAAAGGTGTGACGACGACCGATCAGACGACCGATCAACCTTCCCCAGAAGGTCAAGTGTTCGGAGTGAAGGCAGAGGACGTTTCAGAAGAAGACGTTCGCAATACCGTCAGCTCTGAGCAGATTGATGATTTTGGGGTTGAGTACTGGCAGACCGCTATCGCTATTCAGCGATCAGGAGCCGCGAAGCTGAAGGCGGAATTGGCTGCGGACAACCAGAAGGCGTTGGAAGAGGCTAGGCGTAATGCTGATGCAACAGAGAGATTCTGGCAAGAGGCCGATGCGGTCCTGCCTGGGGCGCGTCAAATCAATGACACTGATCCTGAGTGGAATCGGTATCTTGATGCGAACGATCCGCATTACGGCGTACCACGACGGCAACTGTTGCAGAATGCGACACCAACCGTAGTGGCGGGCGCAATCGCAGAGTATCGCGCAAGTGCGGGCGGTGCGACTGGTGGTTCTCCTCGAAACGACCCGGCGGCGGCTATTGCCGGACAGGCCATAGCTCGCGGGACGGCTGGCGCTTCGGCGTCTCCCGCGCAAAAACCGACGTATACAATGAGCCAAGTAGATAAGTTCTACGATGATCTAGCCAAGGGAAACTACGGAGGGACACCGGAGGACGCGAAAAAAATACAAACACAGATTCTTGCGGCGTTTGAAGATGGCAGGGTGAATATGCGCGGATAACTGCGCACACTAGGCACAATCAGCACCGCTCTAATCGCAAACGAAAGAAGGAAGAAAATGAGTATGGATGCAGTAGCAGGAGCAGCAGCGTTGGCCTATGGTGGCGGTGTTGATTATATCCCGATTCTGTACGCAAAACAGTTGCTCGTAGAGTATCTGGAGCGTGCAGTAGTTCCCGGAATCACTAACCATGATTACGAAGGTCAGATTAAAGAGCAGGGTGATAGGATTATCATCTCGTCTCTTCCTGATGTGACCGTAAGTGACCATGATCGCGGTGCGCCCGTTGGTGAATACGAAGAGTTGTCGAACCCGTCCGTGACGTTGTTCGTTGACTATGCGAAGAAGTATAAGTTCCGTGTCGGAACCATCGACCAGAAACAATCGCGGTTCATTCTTGCGCCGAAGTTCCTGTCGAAGGCTGAGTACGCAATGGAGATGGCGATTGACAGCACTGTCTTTGGTGTGCTTCGTGGCACTGCTGATGCGGCAAATGAGGGGCTGACCGCTGGTGCTGATTGCGCCGCTTTCGACCTCGGTGTAACCACTGACCCTGTTGTTCTGACAAAAACCAATGTGTTAGATTGGATTGCCGACATGGCCACGGTTCTGTCTGAGCAGTCTGTTCCTGACGATCAGGATCGCTGGTTGACTCTGCCCCCGTGGGTGACGAATCTGATTGATAAGTCAGAGCTTCAGAACAGCGCTTATGCTGGCGACGGCAAATCGCGTATGTTCAAGAATCGCTACATTGGATCGCTGAAGGGCTTCAAAATCCATCAGACGATGGCTCAGACGAAAACAACCGTTGGCGCACATCTTGAGTACGATATTAGCTTCGGGCATTCGTCCGCAGTGACATTCGCCACTCAGTTGATCGACAACGATTCTCTGAAAACTAGCCAGTACTTCGGCAAGTTGCATCGCGGTCTACAGGTGTTCGGTTTCAAAACCGTCAAGCCTGAAGGTCTTGGGCACTCCGTCGTGACCCCGGCGTAACCGTGTTGTGGTGATGAGGTAGCCAATGTGGGCTACCTCTGACCCGCGCCAATACAACGAAAATGAAAGGAGCCATATTATGGCCGCAACAGTAGATAGCAGACCGACAGGCGACAGCTTCCCGTTTAACGACGCTGCCGCAGTACAGCGAGTGGTGTACGACATCGACTTTTCCGCAACAGGCAAGAGTCTTGCGCAGAATGAGACGATGGCAATCGCCAATCTCGTCGCTGGGGATATTATCCTCGCCGCCGCAATCGAAGTAGTAACCGCAGATGCCGACGTCACGGATGTGGATCTCGGGTACTCCACCGATGGGAGCACCAATGCCGCATTGATCGACGGGGTAACTCTCGACGCCACTGGGTATGTGTTCACGGCAGGGATTGCCGCCGCGATTCCGATTACCGCCGCGAATCAGTTGGTGATTACCAATAAGGACCCTGACACCTGCGCCACAGCAGTAATCAAGGTCATCTTGCTGGTATCGTCCGGCGCTGGCGACTAACGCAGTAGCATTGTAGTGTGGGGGGGCAGGCAACACCTCCCCCTCACCTATTGTTCGAGTGACATGAGCAAGTGAAAGAGACAGAGACAAGAAGAAAGCAGAGGAAACAGATTATGAGAAGCGAGACAAGACAGATTCGACGGATGAGTGATGGCCACGTATACGCCTATGATAAGTATCTGGCAAAAGAGCCGGGCTTTGAGGTTATCAGCGCCACAGGCAAAGTAATGCCGACAGTCAAGCGCAGGGTCGGTGCAGAAGCCGCAGGCGAAGCTGAACGTATCGACGATAAGCGACAGGCGCCAACGGCGACCGTCCAGGCGATGATGGATGAGGCTACCAAGCTGGGCATTGAGTTGGACCCCGATTTAAGCGCGGCAGAGATGCGGGAAACGATTGATGAACTGATCCGCATAGAACAAGAGGACGCGCCGGAAGTGAAGCCAGAGCCCGAAGCAGAAGATGATGTAGCACCAGAGTCAGACGCGGCGCCTTATGAGTACCTGACTGACAAAGATGATTTGATTGCCTATGGGCAGAGCGAGTTCGGCGTTAAGCTGTCTCGGTCATGCAAGGTAGAAACGCTGAAAAAGAAACTGGCGGCAATGAACAGTAACCGCTAATTGAAGTAATACGGAAAGGGAACGCAAATGCTCGTCAAAATCACAGACCTCGACCAATACTTGCTGACCGATGTGCCGGGATGCCCCGCGCCACTACGTACGCAAGCATTGCACAGGGCGGCTATCGAGTATTGCCGGCGGTCGGGTTCTTGGCGCGACACGCTGGAAGCGGTCAACATGGTAGACGGTCAAACCGAATACCAGATAGAATCGCCGTATCCGGGGTATATCCTACGGGTTATCTCCGCTGAAGCGGCTGGCGTTGCGCTTGATAATGACGACTTTACGTTCGACGGAGCCGAAACATTCACATTGACCTCCGCGCCCGTGGAAGACACTGCGGGCGGGTTGGTCGTTGTGGCCTCGTTGGTCCCGGATGAACAGAACTGCATACTGGATGTGGACTTTCTTAACCAGCATGGACCCGCGATAGTGGCTTATGCTCTATACATACTGAAGTCCATGCCCGCGAAACTATGGAGTGACAGGGTTGGGGCAACCGCGCAGTATGGGGCGTTTATGCAGGCCGTAGCAGGCGGGAAGATCGAGAGCAATATGCTCAAGCATCAAACAGGCAATGTGAGCCAGATGGCAATAACGAGGGACTTCTTCTGATGAAAGCTGACGCATTCAAGGCAATGGTGATGGACAGAGTAGCGGAAATTGGGCTTGGGACTACGACCGACGCAGCGATAGTGAGATACATGAACCTCGGAGAACAGGCCATTATCCCGGAACGGCCAGAAGCGTTCTACAGAGAAGAGGTCAGCATTGCGCGAACCGACTACGTGGTGGACGATTTAGCGGACGCAACTAAGAATCTGAACATTATCGCGCAGTATGAGCAGGCACTATGCAACTACGTATGCGCATATCTGGTTATGGACGATACGGCGTACACCGACACCGACGGCAAGGCAATGCAGATGCTATCTCTGTTTTCCCGTGATGTAGGCGCACGGCAATCAGGGATGCAACAACCCCAACAAGGACAATAATGAAACCCACGACATTCATAGCTATTTTCTTCGCATGGTTCCTTCTGGTGATGGGCTCCAACGGACTTACCACGCTCGACGTATACCTGGACCCTGATACAAAGGAGCTTACCAATGTCGGCACGGTCGCATACGGCGAAGTCGTAGACGTAACCATTCACGCCGCCGGACACGCCGCCGTAGGGTTGACCCTGCAAATTACATATCTGGGGGTAGCTCAAGCGGAGGCCGCAGAGTTTACAGGGACTACTTCTGTCGCTTACGGCGCGATGAACCTCAACACGGTCGAAATGAGTAACACCATGAGGAAGATTCGCAAGGCGGGTGTGGCGGAGTGGCCATTTGTGGCAGTCGTATGGGACAGCGGGTTTACTAATATGATTGGTGTGGGCGAGATAGACGTGATGAACAACCCATATTCACCCATATCACCGGAAACCAATGCGCTTTCTTCCTACTACACCAAAACGGAATCAAATGCTCGATACAACTGGGCGACCAATTCAATTCCTTCCCCGACAAACACATGGGTCTACAGCAGTGACGGCGGGACAACGACATACGCCGCCGTAGGAGGCTCAGGCGGGGGTTCAGGGGCGACGAACCTATCAGCGTCAGGGGTAGTGACAGGGCATTACGATAGCGCTACCAGCACGATGATAGTCGGCTCTGACATGACGGGGTATGCGACAGGAACACCAGTTCAGGTTGAGTCAGACCCAATTTTTACGGCTACGACATTTGAAGTAACGTGCGTTGGTGGCCCATATTTCCCCGACTGGTT